AAGTCCGAATCATTGAGACCGACGGCGACGAAGTAATTGCTGTACGTCGGACTGGACTAACTGAAGAGTCGAAAGTGGGCCTTGCATTGGCCGACAATAGGACTGCTGAGTTGGCCGAATGGGATAAAGAAATGCTTAACACTCTGTCGAGTGAGCATGACATTGAGCCGTGGTTCTCTGATGACGAGCTTATGGCAATTCTTGCTGATAATGAGTCGGACTTCAATGAAGATGAGGAAGTAGACGATCAATCAGGCAAGATTGATGCCGTCTTTCAGATCATTGTCAACTGCCGCAATGAAGAGGAACAAACGGCGACTCTTGACTACTTGATGGGTCAGGGGCTCGATTGTAAAGCTATGAATGCCTGAACATGCCGCATCTTAATTTTTCTAAGTCGTCTGAAATCAAAAGGACGGCTAGGGTCGCGCAATTGGAGGGACTTTTTGACATTGTTCCATCCCCAAAGTCCACAGTTTCCTATGACATCGATGTACCTATCGAAACGTTCGATTGGAACATTGGCGTTATTGTCGGCCCTAGTGGCAGTGGTAAGACGACTATTGCCAGGGAACTATTTGGCGACAAAATTGACCAAGACTTTACCTGGGCAGGCGATAAAAGCATCGTAGATTCTTTCCCAAAGTCGATGCCTATCAAGGACATCACGGCTTTGCTGTCATCTGTTGGCTTTAGCTCGCCACCAAACTGGTTGAGGCCGTATCATGTTCTTTCCAATGGCGAACAATTTAGAGTCGGTATCGCCAGAGGTTTAGCCGAGTCGCCTGACTTGTTTGTCGTTGACGAGTTTACATCTGTTGTTGATCGTACCGTTGCACAAATTGGTAGTGCAGCGATCGCCAAAGCAGTTCGTAAACGCGGGCAAAAATTTGTAGCAGTCGCCTGCCATTATGACATCCTCGACTGGTTGCAACCCGACTGGGTGTTTGATCCATCTACCTCCCGCTTTGCGCGGGACTGTCTTCACCGACCCCAAATCACTCTCTCGGTTCAACCCGTATCAGGCAAGCAATACTGGCCGATCTTCAGTAAGTTTCACTATCTAAACCGAGATATTCACAACGGCGCGAAATGTTTTTGCGCTTTCTATCAGGGCCGACCTGTCGCATTTACTGCGGTGCTCACGATGCCATGTCCGCAAGGAACAAGGTGGAAAGAACACCGAACCGTGTGTCATCCTGACTTCCAAGGTGTAGGCATCGGCAATGCAATGTCAAACTTCATCGCCTCTTGTTTCCATGGAACTCGTGGCCGATATTATCTCTCGGTCACAGCTAACCCGGCAATGGTTGCATATAGGGCGAAGTCGCCACTATGGAATATGACCCGAAAACCTTCAAATAATTGCGATCAGAGGGCCAGAAGGGCGACAAAAGCTAAGACGCAAGAGATGACGCAGTGGCGACAAGCATTGGGCACAGACCGAATTACGGCAAGTTTCCGCTATTGTGGACCTAGGAACCCTGCAGGAGCCGCAGCACTAGGAATTAAGTAATGCCACGTCCCCGGAAAGATGGAAAACCAGTTTCTCGGCGTGCATCTGCGGCAGAAAAACTTTATCGTTACAATCGGTTATTTAATCTAATTAGAAACGGTGGCACAACTGCGGATTGTATTCGCTTTGCTACACAACAGTGGGGAATTAGTGAAGAAACTGCGAAGAAATATATGCCGCATGTGAAGGAGATGATTATGAAAGATTTTGAGGTTGATCGCGCACAATTTGTTGCCGAACTTATGCAGCAAGCCGCCAGTATTCAGATGGAAGCGCGTCGCACTAATCAGCTAAATATCGCACTAGGCGCTGTCAACACACTTGCCAGGCTCGGCCAAGTTGATAAATAGTGTCGATTCTGTCAGATAGGGTTGGGTGCGTTTTAGACCGCCTTGATAGTGGTGGCAAGCGGGTTCATGCTGCGACGTTGCTCGACAACATAAAAGCCGAGTTGCATCCAGGTCAGCTGGACTTTGTTAATGACAACAGCACAGAAATTCTCGGCTTAAGTGCAGGCTATGGATCGGGTAAAACTTTTGCAATGTGCGCAAAAGCTGTGATCTTGGCGCTTGCAAATCAAGGATTTATTGGCTGCGTGATGGAACCAACTGGCCCACTTGTACGCGATATTTGGTTGAATGATTTTGACGACTTTTTAGATCGCCATGGCATCCCACATAGTTTTAGATCATCGCCACTGCCAGAATATGTTTTGCATTTGCCAGGCGGAGATACAAAAATAATTTGCCGTAGTTTTGAGAGTTGGAGCCGCATTGTGGGCTTGAACCTCGCCTGGGTCTTGTGCGATGAGATTGATACTGTCGCGCCAAGTATTGCCAACAAGGCTTTTCCTAAGATCTTGGGCCGACTACGTTCTGGTAATCAGCGGCAATTTGCAGCATCATCGACGCCTGAGGGCTTCAGGTGGATGTGGCAGACATTTGGCACGGAAGAGGCGCAACAGCGAGATGATCGCAAGCTGATCAAGATGCGCACTACCGATAATCCACATTTGCCGATGGATTTTATTGACAGAATGCGCAGTAATTATGATCCGAAGACTTTACAGGCATATCTAAACGGAGAATTTACGAACCTCACAATGGGGCAAGTTTATGACAGGTTTAGCCGAGAAAAGCATGTGTGCAAAGCCGTCTCAGCAGCAACTGAGCCGATTCACTGTGGTTTGGACTTCAACATTAACAATATGTCTGCAGTGATCGCCGTAAGGCTTGACAATAAGCTTGTGGTGATCGATGAGGTCTCGGGCTCAAAAGACACCGACTCACTTGCCCAAGAGATTAAGCGCAGATACAGTGGCCGCAAAACGTACATTTACCCTGATGCCTCTGGTGGCAACCGCAGCACAAATGCCTCGCGCACAGACATCCAGATTCTCGAATCCTATGGATTCAGCAATCAATCTCCCCGTGCTAATCCTCCAGTACGTGATCGGGTATCTTCTGTTCAAGCTGTGTTGGAGAATGGGAAAGGAGAAGTGCGGCTCCAAGTGCAAGAAAACTGTAAGCGACTAATTGAGTGCCTCGAACTACAAAGTTACAAAGACAATGGCGACCCAGATAAAGACGCCGGCTATGATCACATGAATGATGCGCTGGGTTATTTAGTCTGGCGACAATTTAATCCGCTTCATGCTCGTGCTGGTCGTGGCACTGGCATTAGGATTTATTGATTAAACTATAAGCACTGGGCGCGATAGCACTGTGTATTCTGGCTTTCAGCATTATGATCGGCAGCATCACAAGACTGTCGCCAAAGTTCAAGACGAAAATAGCGCATGGCATAACATGCAACCACATTGGGTCCTAATTGAGGATCTAATTGGTGGGACTTATGAAATTAGGCGAAGGCATCGGCGTTATTTGCCACAAGAACTGCGAGAAAGTGATGAGTCATATGATCGTCGGCTGGCTACATCCATTTGTCCACCTTACTATCAGCGGCTAGAGCGCATGTTGGCGGGCATGTTGACTCGCAAGCCTGTTCGACTTAATGACACATCAGATCAAATTCGCGAGCAACTCTTCAATGTTGATCTGCAAGACGATCTAAATGTTTGGACTTATGAAACTGCGCGTCAAGCCATTCGTTATGGGCACGTTGGCGTCTTAGTAGATGCACCGACTGATGGCAAAGGCCGACCCTATTGGGTCCGATATACTCCGCGCCAGATCCTAGGTTGGAGAGTTGAGATTCAAGACGGACAACAAGTTCTAACGCAATTACGACTTCAAGAGACAGTAACCGTAGCTGATGGCGAGTTTGGGGAGAAACAGGAACAACAGGTTCGGGTACTTACGCCAGGAGAGTACAAGGTCTATCGGCGCACTGAAAAGAACAGCGATTATGCCATTGTGGATGAGGGTCGCACATCTCTCAATAAAATTCCATTTAGCATCGCTTATAGTAACCGCGTCGATTATCTTGAGTCTCGGCCGCCATTAGAAGATATTGCAATGTTGAACCTGAAGGCATATCAGGTTCAGTCTGACTTAGACAATCAACTGCACATTAGTGCGGTGCCAATGTTGGCATTTTTCGGCTTTCCAACCTCTGCCGAGGAAGTAACTGCAGGGCCGGGTGAAGCGATTGCATTTCCCTCTGATGGAAGTGCCGAGTATATTTCTCCACCATCTGACGCATTTGCTTCCCAGTTCCAGCGGCTTAGTCAGATTGAGACGCAAATCAATGAACTGGGTTTGTCGGCAGTGTTAGGGCAAAAACTGAGTGCAGAGACGGCTGAGGCCAAGAGAATTGATCGCAGTCAGGGCGATAGCAACATGATGGTCATCGCTCAAAACATGCAAGACATGATCGACAATTGCCTGCAGTTTCATGCACAGTACCTTGGCGACAATCAACCTGGCAGTTGTTATGTAAACCGCGACTTCCTCGGCAGCAGACTTGAACCGCAAGAGATCCAGGCTTTGCTACAGCTTTATACGGCTGGAACCATCACGCAAGAAACGCTGCTGATGCAGCTAAGTGAGGGCGAAGTGCTTGGCGATGATTTTGACGTGGATCAAGAGCTTGATGCGACCCAAAATGGCGGGTTATTGGAAAGTGAGGAAAGCACTCTAGTGGAGGAACCCCAACTTAACACCTGATATGTTCTGCGGCAGAATAGATGCAGTCAGGCTTTCGCCATGGATCATGAGATTGAGTCGCGGACTTTGCAGTACATTCAACGCAAACTCCCAAAAAACACTTTCGCCATTGTGCGCATGACTTGGTTCTACGACGGCG